ATTCTTCAGTGCAAAGTCAATGACTGCACACCGAGAATGAAGTGGTTCAATGATGCGAGTCTTATAGTTACAAGTAAAGATGAATGAACAATTACTTGCAAACTCTTCAATTGCATTACGCAAAGCGGGTTGTGTTGAATTTGGATTCAGATAATCTGCTTCATCTATGATGATGACCTTACGACCACCAGATAGCGACATAGATGATGCATAGTTTTTAATCTTGGTACGAAACGTATCAATACCAGATTCATCAGAACCATTGATAACCATAAAATCACAACCAATCTCATTGCACATGGCTTTTGCAACTGTAGTTTTACCTACACCTGCACCACCACTGAGCAAGAGATTAGGGATTTGTTTCTGATTTACATATTCTTGAAACGGTTTCTTTAACCGCTCAGGTAGAATGCAATCTCCTACCGACTGAGGGCGATACTTCTCTGTCCATAACAAATGTTCCATAACTCACCTTATTCATAATTTAATAATTCAAAAAAAACAATCAAGTAGTGCGACGAGGTCGATTAGAAATCACCAAGTTTTGTTTTACGGGTAATGCCTCTGTATTACCAAGCACACGATTGCCACCTTTTGATACAGGAATAATTTCATTGATATGAAATTTATCCGACTCTGATAGAGGAATATTATGTGCTACAAGCATTTCATCTCTATTTGTTGTAGTTCTACTACCAATTTTTGAGATTATATTACTTTTTTCAAGTTGTGTCAATGAAGCATATAAATCTTCAAGCAAATAATAAACTCTAGCCCAACTAGTAAATGTATATTTAGAACCGCCTTGATTGGCAACACTTTCTTTACGAGAGTGTTTTTGATCTTCATTATGCTTTACATATGACCAATTATGTTTCTGATTCTTCGTTTGACCTGTTGGTGATTTAAATGTAATGTTAGAACCTGGTGCATTTAGTCTAGCAAACTCCATATTGAAAAACCATAAAATAAACAACTCTGGATTAATTATTTTGTACTTACCATCAATATCATATTTTTTACTGAAGAAATTTCCCTTTTGTAAGAGAAAAGAAATGGTATAAAATAAATTATAGAAACTTGATTTGGTAAATTTCTTCATTTTTTTCTTATCATACTTTACACACCCATCGGACATAATACGCATGATAGATTTAGTTAGTTCTTTTTCGGATTCAGTGATGACGATTTTCTTTTTTGGATATGTTCCAAAAACATCATCTAAAACATCAGTATCGTATGAATTTGAAGTAGTGCCTTCATATGTGTTATTATTGATATACAATAACATTTCTGCAAGAAATAGTGTATCACCTTTGTTTTCAAGTGCATATTCGGATGACATTCCTTTTCCAATATTCTCAAACATATCACGAAGGTTTATATCATTCAGACAAACAGAATTTAACCAACGATTTAGAGGATTGTAATTCAAAATTCGCTTTTCATGTTTGGTCATCGCCATCATACTATTAGAAGTGATAAAGATACGAGCAAGTTCACGTAGATCACCAGTTTGATAGACTACAACGATTAATGGGATATCATACATCAAATGATTTTGAATTTCTTCTGGTAACTTATCAAATTTTCCTTTAACATCAACAGTACCCTTCTCACCATTTACTTGTAATCGGATTAAATTTTCTGGAGTAAAGTAAAATTCATTATTGAAATAACGAACCAATGTATCAATTCTATGCTGTCCATCTAGAACAAGATACTCAAATCCTTTTTCTAAGATTTCGGTAAAGTACTTTAAATTATCCTCAACGAAAGAATAATTTGGTTCATTAGGAACAAGTTTTGTTTTAAGATACTCAACGATTGGCTTAATTTCAGCCAATTGAAAACAGTCTTTCAATGAAGCACCATTAAATGCTGTAGACAGATATGAATTAATTTTTGAATCGTGCCAAATTTTCAATAATCGTTGAAGTCTTTCACGATCATAAAACAACTTATTGTTTACATGCAACTGATAAAGATCAGCAGGTGTAATTAGTTTTGCGGTACAAGTAACATTTTGCGTAAGATTTTTTACTAACATTTTTTATCCCTTGGGAAAAATAAATTAAAATGGAGTCCTTAGACGCCGCTATGTTTTACTACTTAAAGTGTTACATTTTTTGTTGCATTTACATCTTTGATACGTTGTTCTAAGACACTAATCGCAGTGTTGAAATGTCCAGTACCTTCTTCATTTGGTTTGTAATAGTCTTTTTTTAATGTCTCAATTTCTTTTCTTAAGACATTAATATACACTTGTTTGTTCATTCTTTCAACCTCCAGTGTTTAATCGTGCTACAACTTCCAAATAGTCATCTTGTACATGATACGATGAATGCATACCTGCATCTTGCATATACAACATCGTACCACCTTCAAGATGAGGCTTGATGCTTAACACTTTATTTCGGTTGATGGCAATAGAAGCACCATCACCAATCTTAGAGAAGAAGATAAAGTCCATGATTAAGCCTTTGTGAAAGTAGAACCAGATTCAGTACTAACCCAGTACTGTAGAGATAACTTTTCATTTTTGAAATGAGAGATGCCTTTTGATGAGATTTTCACGCCATAAGAACCAGGCATAATCTTGGTCAAGTTCTCTGTTTTGAAAATCATACGATACTTGTCACCATTACCTTCTGCAATCTCAAGTGCATCACTATGAGCAGAATCATTTTGTAAATCAAGTGTAATTAGATTAACTTTAGTACCATCAGATTCAACTGCAATGTGTGGTGATGCAAGAACAGCAGCAGCCCGCATAATCCAATCAAAATCTTCACTTGTAAGATTGATAGAGATTTCAGGATCTGGCATTGTTAATTGTTTCTCTGGAGGAGTAACAATCATATTTGGTTGACAAAAGCGAAACTTTAATTTGCTACGACCTTTGTTTCCAACGATAAGAACATGCTTCTCATCAAACTCAAACGTAGGATCATCTTTATGTAATGAGACTACAGAAAGAAAATTGTTCAAGTCATAAACACCAAAGTCAACAGGGATTTCTTCTGCGATATCAACCTCAGCAAGAATATTCTTGTGAGAAGAAACAGTCTTAAGTGTTTTACCTTTCTTGAACAGAATGCCTTGGTTGATTGCACCAAAGTTTTTCAATACAGAAAGTGTGTCATTTGATAATTTCATTATTTAATACCTCTTGTCATGTCGTGATTGTGTAAAGCCATAATTGCATAGTGTATCACTTTCAATAAATCTTTGCGGTTATATCCATCTTTTTTACCGTATCGTTGAGAGTATTTCATAATATTACCGATACAGAAGCCATCCCCATGGCCACTATCCATAATAAATTCTGTTGCTTGGAATTTATTTTGTGAATAGTGTTCGCCATAGGTGGCATCAATGTACTCTGCTAACTCCGCAAGGATCCTATCTTCAGAATACTTGTATTGAATCATAGTCTACCAGTGTGTTGTGCAACAGCAGGCATATTACCACTGAATGCATAAGTGCCAATATGTTGTGTTTTCATCCAAGGGCATAGATAAATCTCGCCGCCAATTTTACGCCACATTTGACAGAACATATAATCTTCTGAGAGATAACGGTCTGATCCACCACCAACGATAGAATCAGAAGTATCAATCACAGTATCAAAGTAAGCATGAATATAACGTGAGCCATCAAAGTTTGCTTGTCCAACATGGTCAGGTTTGTAACGAATCATTGGATAAGCATCTTTCATCTTATCAAACACATGGCGTTTAACAAGCATATAACCTGTACCAATCTCCATGACCTGAAGTGGATCAGATACGCTAAACGTTTTCGTTCCTTTTACCACATTGAAAACATATTCACCAACAAGTGTTTCTAAATCTTTTGGATCCATGTTTGGATGTTTACGTGCTGCTTCTGCTACGTTACCCCAATTGATAGATTTCTTAGGGTAAGGACCACCGATAACATCTTTATCCAATGCAAGAAGTGCAATTACATCTTGTGGATTGTAATGAATGTCGGAGTCAATAAAGAGTAAGTGTGTAAAGTCTGTGCGTAGAAACTCATCAACAAGATAATTTCTTGCGCGAGTAATTAATGATTCATTGAATAGAAAAGAAAACTTAGTTTCAATTCCATAACGGCTCATCGTTGACTGTAAGTCTAATCCTGATTTAACATATAGACCGTGTGCCATGCCACCATACATTGGTGTTGCGACAAACAGTTTATGCTTTCTCAACTCATCTACTTTAACTTGAATTTCCATAATTAACCCATATAAAAAAAGAAGAAGCGATACTATTATATGTATCGCCTCTTCTATGCTTTTCCTAAACTATTTTAGGCAAAAGCGCGGTCGCCCTGCTTGCGAAGAGCGGCGATACCAGCAGCAATAACTTTCTTGCTTGGTGTACCTAAACGATACACTGAAATGGTACGACCATCAGCAAGAGTCTTGCGATTGGTATAGATGGCATATCCTTCATCACGCAACTCATTGATGCGGGCAGAAACGTTGCTGATACCAAAACGGGCGCGAGCCTGTTTGGTTGTTAAGGTGTTGTAACCATCTTTCTTTGAAAGAAACTTTAAGATTTTTTCTTTAACTGACATTACGAAATACCTCATAAAAAATAAGCCGCTTTTAAATAATCATTTGAGAGGCGGCTCTTCACTCAAATTAGTATGCATTCTATACTATCAAAACTTGCATGTCAATAGTTTTACAGGCAAAAGTTAAAAAAAGACCCACGATTACCTGTGGGTCTAATGGAGAAAACTAATTAGAAAGGAATTTCTTCACTTGGCACTTTTGCAGTTTCGGTTTGCTCGGTAGTAGTATTTGTAATATTTACACCCGCATCAATTTTACTATACAAGTCAACGAAAGAAATTTTCGTATCGGTATCAAAACGATTCAAACAGAAATTGATTGCTTTAACGCGATCACCGAAAATGCCGTATGCTTTTGCGATATGCACAAGGCGGCGAGTAGAAATCACTTCATCACAACCACTATCATCAAAAGTACGGCGAATTGCTTCTGCCCAAGTAACTAAATTATCGGCAAAAGTATCATCTGCACGATTTACAGATTCTAGTTCTTTACGAATAATTTTCTTTTCAACTGAAGATGGTGCCCAATCCTGTTCCATCGTCATAGGGAAACGTTCAAGGAAGGCTTCATTCAGTACATTAGTAAACATATAGCGACCGTCTTCAGAACCTTTGCCTTTTGTATTTGCAGTAGCAACGATAGTAAAACCTTCAGCAGGTGTCACTACTTCATTTTTCTTTTTCAATAAGAATGGTTTGCCTTCAAGTACACGTTGGAGCGCTGCAAGGTTTTGAGCACCATAATCTACTTCATCAATACACAGGACTGCACCTTGACGGGCTGCAACAGTCACAGGACCGTCACGCCATACCATTTGTCCATCAATCAAAACAAAGTTACCAAGCAGGTCTGATTCATCAGTTTCAGGTGTCATGGACACACAAACGAATTTACGACCAAGTTTAGCACAAACTTGTTCAACGGACATAGTTTTACCGTTACCAGAATGACCGGTAATGAAAACAGGATAAAAAAGTTTTGATGCAATCACTTGCAACAAATCATCATAGTTACCAAACGGCACATAATTTTTATATGCTTTAGGTACTAAATCTTCTGATTCAAGGTCAGTAACAACATTCTCAATACGTTTCATAGGGATTACCTGAGCCGTCATTTCAATTGCCGGCATAGATTGTTTAGCACCAATAACTTTATAAACACCGCGTGATACACGATTCGCATCATCATTAATATACCAATAAGGAATATTCACTCCAATTTGTTCGCACAAATCAATAATTTCTTGCTTAGTGACATTGATTTTGCCAGTATTAACAAGTGCATTCAAAAACAAATTACGATTTTCTTTACGTGCCATGATATAGTTACCTCTCACATTAAGGAATATAAATTATAACAGTATTTCACCACTTTGTCAAGTACTAAAAAACTCAATAAAATCAATGTTTTGCAATGATATCAATGAAGCGATTGACCAACATACGGCTAACATGACGTTTTTTATTCACTTTCTTAAATGCCGAAGCAAGTTTCATAGCGGTAACTTTACCTTCAATAGTTACATTTTCATCATCAATTTTCAAATCTTTACCACCGGGAATAATGAAGAATCTGTTATAGCCCGTGGTATATGATTCAATAAATTTTTCTTTACGAATTTTTAGATTCAATTCATAAAGTTTATTTTCATCGTTGTAGTATTTTCCAATTTTATATTTAAAACTACCACCTTCATTACAACGATAATAATTGTAGAGTGCTGCTCTGATATCACGGCTACGTTCAACAATAAAAAATCCTAACACTTTAGCGCCAGTAGTTTTAGTAATGTATTCCATCAATGCAACAGTGAGACCACGGTTAGATTTTTCAAGTTTAATTTGTAATTTACTTTGTGGATCTTTAATGAATACATCAGAATCTTGTGAAAAGCCACCTGATTTAATGACATATGAATTCGTATCAGAATCGCCATCATGCACAATAATTAAATTTACAATATCTAAATTGAAGTTGCGTTTATGTTCTTCAATCAGAGGTTTTACTGCAACTAAAGCCTCATTTAAAGGTGTGTTAGAAAGGCCTTCACCTTCTGGTAAACTAGCAGATTGCAATTCATGTTGAAACTTCACTCGCAATAAATTCTTCATTGATTCGGTGAATTCAGAAGATTTCATTTTGGAAGAAATCATTTCACGCAACTTCAAATGTCGCATTCCGATTTCTCCCACTTCTGTTGAAAAACAAGGTTCAATGTTTTCTACAGAACGTGAATTATTTGTAAACCCGTAAGCAACAAAAGGAATATTTACTTTACGGCAAAATGAAGCCAGTACTAAAATTTGTTCAATAGCACCTGCCATGTTTCGTTGCATTGAACCAGACTTATCAAGTAACATCACTAAACCATGCGATTTACCTTTTGGAACATGCATCATCTTGCGAAAGATATTATCATCCAATTTATAACGATACATCTTGCTGATATCAATGTCACCTGTTTCTGAAACACGGCGTTTAGAAAAAGAATTAGCTGCTTTACGCATCTCAAATTCTTTTGCAAGCATTGAAATGTAACGTTCGTTATTGTTTTTGAAATCAGTAAGTAATTTTTCACTTGTGATATTTTTTTCAGCCGGAGAATAAAAATATTGTTCTTTAAAATATTTTGAAATTTCTTCATTACATTCTTTAGCAGAAACAATAATATTTTTTAAGTTAGGTTTAGGAATGTTTGCATAGATATATGGTTTTGATTTTTCATCAAGCAATTCAGTTTCACGTTTACGGAACTCTTCATCACTTAAACAACGCGGTGATTCAGTAGAGGGTTGTGATTCTTTATCACGATTGATTTTTGAACCATCTTCCTCAACATTTTCATCAGATTCTTCATCTGAATCAGAATCTTTTGATTGAAGACTTTCACATTCAGTTTCATCTTCAGATTCATCAAAACTAAAATTATCACTTTCTTCACCATCACCTTCTTCATCAGATAGGGAGAATTTATCAGTCTCAGAGGATGGTGTTTTATTTTGTTCTATTTTTGAATAATTGTATAATGCTTCAGCGGCAGCAACTACATCTTTCCATGTCTCACAGTTTTCAACCATATCAACATATTTTTGTTCTTCTGGTGTAAACTCAATGACAATGTTAGATCCAAGTTTGAAGTGTACATTAATACGGTCGATCAAATATGATTTTTGAATATTACGTTTTTCTAGACCAAAAAAATCACGTTCAAACAATTCACGATATGCCGTAACAAATGAATTGCGGAGACCTGGATAACGCCGTTTGATTTTTTTCTCAATACGAACATCTTCAACAACGTTCAAAAAGTTTTTGAAATTGGGTCGTGTATCAGACACAACAGCATCATGCCAGCCTTCTTCAGGTGTTTCAAGTGCATGTCCAACTTCATGTCCTAACAATAGGTCATAAAGATGACCAGACATATCTTTCCAAATAGGACAAATCAGTGTGCGTTTATCTAATAAGAATCCTGCCGTAGGAACATTACGATGTTCAACTAGAATGTTTTCATTAGCCATCAAACGTGCTAACTGAGATTTAGATTCTACTGTAAACATTTCAATGCCTCTGTGTATTAAGAAACGACATTGTAGCAGTATTACTGAAGATTGTCAAGCACTTTAAAAAACCCAATGAAATCAAAGAGTTGGAGCGGTTAAAAGGAGTTAAACCTTTCTACCTATTGGGATAGGGTGTCTCGGACTCACCGCATTAAAACAAGTATAACAGATTAACGACCAACTTGAGGCAAATATTTAGATTTGGCTTCTTCCCAAGTTAGTACAGTAAGATCATCATAGAACAACGATTCGGTAGAAACTCTACTTTTTTTCTTTAGAAAACCTATACGACCTTTTGCATGTTTGTTCTTCCAAATATTACTTATGCTTTCAATGTTAGTATCAAACAACTTTTTCATATTCTTACCGTCATCTTCACCGCGAAGAAATTCACAAGTCTTATCATACAAAGGTGCGAAATAGATACCGCGATTGTGTTCAGAACGAATTAGTTCTTTAGGTATCTTTAGTTTAGAATATGCAAATGTTAAAGAACGATTCTTATGGTCGCGTTTATATGGCTGCCCTGCTGCATTCGTAGCATCATACCACTCAAAGTACTTTCTAGTATGATTTGTTTTCAACCACTCACGAAGTAAATAGCGAGTCTCTTTTGATGGCTCATATGAAACAGAACCAGCAGTAAATCCCATAGGTTGCCAATAATCTAAATTATCATACTGAGAAAGACCGTTTGCTTTAGTCTTACCATACAATGATGTTGTTGTTACAGCAACAAGTTTATCACCATACAATCGTTGC